TCAAATTAACGATGCATGGACTAGCCAAGTGGCTTGGATGTTAGATATTGTAAAAAATATTCCAGTAATGATTCATCATGAACGATACGATCTTACTGGTGAAAATTTAGATAACACCTTTAAAGACCGTATTATGTTTGAAAACATGTCCGGTAATGATCCTAGAGACTTCAATCACAGTACCTGGAGAAATCGACGAATTGCCGAAACAGAAAAGATTGCCAAGTATCTTGAAAGCATTGGACGAGACACGTCATGGTGGAGAAATTCCATAATAGGCAAAAATAAAGATGTTTGGTCTCGCATGGCAGCAACTGATAAACACAAACGACTAAGACAATGGAAGATTGAACATTTTGAGTAACGCACTATTAGACAAAATTGTACAGTACTGGGATCGCCAGCCCTGTAATATTAACCACAGCGTCAGCGAAGTTGGCACCGAACAATTCTTTAACGAGAATAGTGAAAAACGTTACTTTGTTGAACCACACCTTAAAGACCTAGCACAGTTTCATTTGTATGCTGGCAAGCGTGTGTTAGAAATTGGATGCGGCCTTGGAGCAGATGCAACTGAATTTGCCAAGCATGGTGCTGAGTATGTGGGTATTGATCTCAGTGGCGAAAGCATTGCATTGTCTAAAAAAAGGTTCGAAGTGTTTGGACTAGAAGGTCAATTTATTCAAGCCAGTGGCGACGATAACCTATCACACCTAGGTAAATTTGATTTGGTTTACAGTTGTGGTGTGTTACATCACTATCCTGCAATTGACCGAGTTATTGATAACATACACGGACTAACAGTAGACGGTGGCGAACTGAAGTTTTTGGTATATGCCCGCAACAGTTGGAAGTATGCAATGATCCAAAAAGGCCTAGATCAATACGAAGCACAAGCTGGTTGTCCGTATGCCAAAGCCTATACAAAAGAAGAAATCTATCAGTTGCTAGAGGGCAAATTCCAGGTAGGTCGCATTAGACAAGCGCATTGTTTCATGTATAATGTATCTAAGTACAAGCAAGGTATCTATGAACTAGAGCCTTGGTTTGAAGCAATGAGCGAAGAAATGCGTCAAGCAGTTCGCGAATACTTGGGTTGGCATCTACTGGTTAAAGCAACAAAGATATGAAATTAAAAGTCAGTGAGTTATTTTATTCTGCACAGGGCGAAGGACGCTTTGTTGGCGTTCCTTCAGTGTTCTTACGCACATACGGGTGCAATTTCACTTGCTCGGGCTTTGGCTGCGCTCCGGGTGTACAGTCTACCGAAGCAGATGAAGTGGCAAAGAACATACACCTGTACACAGATTTTCTTGAACTGCCGCTTGTGAACACCGGATGTGATAGCTATGCTTCATGGCATCCTGCATTTAAGGACTTGAGCCACACACTCACACATGATGAACTGATTAAAAAGATGTTGGCTCTTACTCCTAACAAACAGTGGGAACAAGACAACGGCAATGATGTGCATCTTGTGATCACAGGTGGTGAACCGTTGTTGGGTTGGCAGCGTGGTTACGAAGAACTGCTGTCGCAAGGCGGCATGAGTGATTTGAAGAACATTACATTTGAAACCAATGGTACTCAAAAGCTACAGCCTAAATTTAAAGAGTATTTGACAGACTGGGCATTTGGTAGCGACGAGAGAGAAATTACTTTTTCAGTAAGTCCCAAGCTGTCAGCATCAGGTGAATCATGGTCGGATGCCATCAAACCTGAGATTGTGATAGACTATCAAACGTATGGCACAGTGTATTTGAAGTTTGTGGTAGAAACACTGGCACACTTTGAAGAAGTTGATCGTGCTGTGGTNGCATATCGTGCGGCAGGCTTCCGTGGTGTTACCTATGTGATGCCACAAGGTGGTGTGGTCACTCCATACGAACGCAACCGAGTGAATGTGGCTGATTGGGCACTTGCTCGTGGTTACAACTACAGTCCAAGATTGCACGTGGATCTATGGGGCAATGGATGGGGGAAGTAAATGTTTGATAAACTCAAAGGTTGGTTTGGCAAAGATGCCAAAGTAAATCAAAAGCCAACTGAGGCTCCTCTGACGCCCCCAGTACGAAAAGCACGAGAGTCCGAAAAAACTACAAAACAAATAGCCACAGAAAAAGGCGAACCTTACGTGGCTATTCTCAGCATGGATGTAGATCCCAACAACTTGCATCAAGGTGCATTTGAACTGGACTGGAATGAAATCTTTATTGCTCGACTGGTCAAAGCAGGTTACATGATGAAGCCTACAGACACAGACGGCGATGTGGTAGATCGGTGGTTCCAAAATGTATGCAGACATGTGGTAATGGAGACATGGGAACAAGAACAAGCAATGACAAATCCAAGTCGATTTATCAAAGAACGAGACATTGGTGACGGGCGTAGCGAGGTATCGTGATTCTTTATGTAAATGGCGATAGTCACACTGCGGCAGCTGAAGCAGTTAATTCATGTTGCTTTGCCGAAGATGATAGTAGTTATCTCAATCTTGGTCGCAGACCACATCCGTTTAATTTAGAAGTTAGTTGGGGATTTCAACTGGCCAAACTGTTAAATAGAGAATTTTATTGTAATGCCGAGTCAGCATCAAGCAATGATCGAATTATCCGCACCACTCAGGAATGGATCAGAAACAACTACAACAAATTAGATCGTGTGTTAATGGTCATACAGTGGAGCACCTGGGAAAGAGAAGAGTGGGAGTATGGTGGACAGACCTGGCAGGTCAATGCATCCGGCATTGACCAAGTTCCTCCAGAATTGCAAACACGTTACAAACAATTTGTGGCCAACGTGGATTGGAAAACAGCCACTCAGCAGGCTCACAATAAAATTTGGCATTTTCATAACGAATTAAAAAACAAAAAAATCCGTCATGTATTCTTCAATGGCAACAACCATTTTGCCGATCAACCAAATCATCATGCATGGGGACCAGAGTACATGGCCCCATACATGCCCATGTTAACATACGACTGTGTGCTAAAAGCCAACGGATTTTGTACTGTTACACCCAAAAGTTGGCATTTTGGCCCAGCAGCACATGACTTTTGGGCCAGTTATGTGCTACAATACATGCATCAACATCAACTATTGGAACCCGATGCGTTATCTGTTAATTGACACCAGCAACATGTTTTTCCGTGCCAGGCATTCGGCACACAGAGCCAGTGACACATGGACCAAGTTGGGGTTTGCACTACAAGTCACTATGATGAGTGCTAACAAAGTTGCTCGCAAGTTTGGTGCAGACCATGTGGTGTTTGCACTGGAAGGTCGTAGCTGGCGCAAAGATCACTACAAGCCTTACAAAGCCAACCGTGCTGTAGCCCGTGGTGCCATGAGCGAAACAGAAGCAGAAGAAGACAAGTTGTTTTGGGAAACGTATGATGAGCTGACTAAATATCTGTCCGAGAAAACAAATTGTAGCGTGATCCGCTGCCCTACAGCAGAAGCGGACGATATCATAGGCCGCTGGATTGCACTACACCCCCAAGATGAACATATTATTGTCAGCAGTGATTCAGACTTTGTGCAATTGGTTGCGCCAAATGTGCAATTGTATAATGGCATAAACGATCACTTGTTCACAGTAAATGGTGTGGTTGACAACAAAGGCAAGCAATTGGCGTTTAGTGTTGAAAGCAATTCAAAGATCAAAGTTGGCAAGGCTGATGCCAGCTTTGTTGCACCTGTGGACTATCACAAGTGGGTGCTGTTCTTGAAATGTGTGCGCGGTGATCCCGGCGACAATGTTTTCTCGGCGTACCCTGGTGCACCAGTTAAAGGCACAAAGAATCGTGTGGGAATCACTGAAGCATTTGAAGATCGCAACAAAAAAGGCTATTCTTGGAACAATCTCATGCTTCAGCGTTGGACCGACCACGAAGAAAAAGAACACAAGGTGCTTGACGACTATGAACGCAATGTCACACTGATTGATCTCACAGCACAGCCACAATCTATCAAAGATACAATAGATGCAGATATTCGTGAACAAGTCAGTAACAAAGAGGTTGCTATGGTAGGCGCACACTTTTTAAGGTTCTGTGGCAAGTACGAGCTGCTCAAACTCAGTGAGCAAGCAGAACCAATTGGGCGTTGGCTCAACGAAACATACAAAGGAGTATTAGATGGTAATAAAAGCTAAACCAGTAGTGGACAATCACTTCTGGATTTTAAAACAAAATGATCGCAAGGTAGGCAATATTGAAGCTACTGGTGATGGGTTTTCAGTTAAGATTGATAATCAAGTCACCAACTTCAAAACTATCAGCTTGATTCGACAACGAGCAAACATTGAGTTTGAACAACTCGAAAAACTAAATGTCAGCAAGTCAGCTGTTAATCACGTGCATGATTATCCAGCAGGATCAAAGGTTTACAATCCCATTTGGAATGTGCAGTACCGATTGCCATTGTATACCAAAACAGACAAGTCCAAAAGCTGGTTTGCCGCTGGGTGGTATCGCGTGTGTCAACACAAAACTTGGAAGACTGTGCAGAGTCCCAAATTAATCACGTTGGAACGTTACAAGTATCAAGGACCATTTTATACCAAGGAGCAGGCTAATGAATCCCTTTCGTGACCAAGAAGAATTTATGCAGGCTTGTGATCAAACTGTAGGTGAGTTTAACGAAGGGCAATTTGCATTGTATACTAATCTTATTATTGAAGAACAACAAGAACTGTTAGAGGCAACACTATCAGATAACCGTGTAGAACAGTTGGATGCATTAATAGATATTTTAGTTGTTACCATTGGTGCTATTCACTCAATGGGCGCAGATGGCGAAGGTGCCTGGAAAGAAGTCATGAGTACTAATTTTGCCAAGGTTGATCAAGAAACCGGCAAGATTCGCAAACGTGAAGATGGCAAAGTACTCAAGCCAGTGGGATGGACTCCGCCTGATCTCAACCCATACGTTAAAAAATGAGCATACACATAAATCGGTTTGTTGACAATGTCAAGGCACACGAATCTCGTGGTGCTAAAGACTTTGTTATTCCCATGCGTGATGCCAAAGATCTACATGCAGATATTACCAAATTATTGTTGGTAATAACACAGCTTCAACAAGACTCACAAAAAGAACAAGTTATCACAGTGGAACTGAGCGGAAAAACTTTCTAAAACTGCATATATTTTAGATAAATAAATGTAGGAGTTTAATTAATGAGTCGTCCAAAACCTCAGGTGTTGATCGAGCATACCGACAAACAAACATACAAAACTGAGCAAGTTCTTGCGGCTACAGGAGTGTGGGCAGTGTTTTACAACAACCAACCTATCAATCTCAAAACAGCCAACATGCTCACGCAATATCCGGGACCCAAGTATAAAAAAGTCAGTTTCTCCAACAGCGGACATGCCATCAATTTGGCTCGTAAACTCAACACTCAGTTCAAAACGGACAAATTTACTGTGGTGCTACTCAAGTCCGGGGATAAGATCTATCCCCATGCACGATAAATTTTCAATCACTCGTCGGATACTTGAACATCTTCCTGAAGACGATCGTCCTACCTATGACGAAGCCTGCAAATCATGGTGGATGAACTTTAGAGAAGGTGGGGGCATGCGATTGACCACAGCTGGTTACATGGCCCTAAGTACCGGGGACTTTGAGACCTACTCATTTGCTGTTCCAACCAAGTTGGTTGCTATTGCCAGGCATTTGTTGATTTTAGACAAAAAATTAGATTGCCCTTACTACATCAAGATTGGCAAAAATCCACAGATTGTTTTGTTTGGTAGCAAGCAGGCAGTGATGTTGGCCATGTACGGCGATCTAGAAAAGTGGATGACGTTTTTAAATCGTACGTAAAAAGTACTACTTTTTAGGGTCGCAAAAAGTAGTACTTTTGTAGTGGTATCTTTCGGTTGACCCCAAATGCCCGAAATGCTATAATACACACATGATGAGAAAGAAACGTATTGATCGCAGCCACATAGTGTACTGTATCCAAATTGGATTCGAGTACTACATTGGTATTACCGCTAAAACCCAGCGCACAATCACCATGTCGCTTCGTAGCCGTGTGAACAAGCATATCTACCGTAGCCGTACAGAAGACAAAGCCTGGAACCTGTACGAAGCAATTCGTGCCGCTGGCGAGTCGGCTATCAACTACACCAT